GGGTGTTGTCCTCCTCGGCGATGATGGTGTTCTCCGCCTGGTTCTGCTCAAGGATGACCCTGACCTGCGCCACTATGCCGTCAAGAGGGTACTGCATCACTGAGCAATGTTAGGGAAACATACTCCGTTGGCGGCGGCAATCTCAAGTATTTCTTTCTTGCTCTTGGCACCCAGGGAGATGTCCATGTTCGTCTTCAACCACAACTTGGCGTCAGCGCAGTTGCCAACCTCTGGCACCTCACGCAGGCCGTTCCTGTAGGTGTTTACCACCTCAATGTCGGTGACGGGGAGAACATTCTTGGTCGCCAACTTGATGGTGTGACCAAGTCGAATCTTTCCACTCTTGTAGTACTTGCTATTCTCGATGATGCTCTGATAAAGGATATTGTCGGTGGTGAATGTGGCGGGAGTGACTCCGTAACTCGACAGGCCGCCACCCGTGAAATCTACCACAAGTGCGCTCTTCCCAGCCGGGATTACCGCCGTCCACTCAATAAGTCCTACAACCTCGTATGTCTTTCTATATTTGTTCTGCATTGTCTTGTCTTTGTTGCTTGCCTTTATCAAAAGAGGCGGTGCGGTGCGCCACCGTCCGCCTCTCAATCTAAAGACAAAGATTTATAAATCTTCGGTTTTTCTCTCTTATGCGTTCAACAGGCCGTTATACTCTTTCCAAATAACGGTGCTGTCGCGTACCGTAGCCATCCAGATGGTGCCTGCCACAGCGTTGTCGTTGATGGTGGGTACATCCTCAAGCAGGTAGTATGCCACGCCTGCGGTCACATCATCGGCATCTGTTGGGTCTTTAGAGGTGTCCCAGAACTCAAAGGTAACGGCATCGGTGTTGGAACCTTCCACAGCACTCTCACCATCTACCCAGATGTGGCAAGAACCCTTCAGCGCAAGGGCGTCCCATACGAGGATACCTGTGCGGGTGGCCTCTTCGCCCTCTACCTTGTCGTTGAACGAATGCTCTGCCGAGTAGGTGTAGTGAACAAGGCGGTCTTCACCGAAGATACCTGCGCTGTTGCTCCAGCCAAGACGGTCAAGGGCGGGCTCGCGCTTGATGTCAAACGAACCGAAGACGGTCTTGATACTGGTGACCTCCCAACCTACGGCGGGATTGCGGCGGCTCTCGATGGTGATCTCAGGATGCTTCGAGTAATCGATGCACTGGATTCCCTCAAGGAAGTTCTTGCCAGCAAGGATGATGGCGTTCTTGGGAACGTCCTCGCCAGTGTAGAACATCTTCGCAAGGGCGATGAGCTTCTCCACAGTCCATTGACCTGTGTGCTGCAACTCACGCTTGAACTGCCAACGCACGCCCTCGGTGCAGTATACATACTGAAGACCCATCTTGGGAACGTTCAGCTTGAACTTGCCCTGACGACCTGCCCACAAGGTGCGGTTGCCACGGGTCTTGAAATTCTGGATTGCCGCCTCGGCGATGACTGCCTTGGTGAATGGAATCTTCTTCTTCTGGCTGTCGAAGTAGTCCGAAACGATCTGGTTCATGCCACGCTTCTGAAGGTACAACAGCGTGGGCTGGGGAACGATGAGGTCGGGGTCTACCTCTTTCTGAGTCTCATACATAGCGTTGCCCATGATGGTACACTTGGTATTGGCTGGGATGGCGGGAGTGGTGCAGTACTCTGCTGCGGCACTCGACTTGGGACCATTGATGGCTCGCACAATAGGACTGCCTGTAGTGGAGTCGTGGTCAATAACGAAAACCATAAGTGGCTTGCCAGGGGTGGTTGCGCTACCTGCGGCATTGTAACCATCTACGCCGTTAACCAAAAGAGTGGTGAAAGGACGTGGAACGGGTTTGTCGTTATCCACGAGTGGGAGTACGAATTGAGCGGTGTTGCCAGCGGTAACTGCCGATGCAGTGGTCACCGAATAGGCGGGCTCGTCAATCTGGTAATGTTCTACTTCGGGCGACTTAACCTTTACCTTCTTTGCCTTGAGCATCAGCTGCATCAAAGGGGTGTCGTCCGAATGAAACTTAAAAAGCTCCGCATCAAGGTCGGTCTGGATAAGATTGCCTGGTGCGATGTCGCCTGTGGCATTCGCCACACCGCTAACGGTAGTGGCTTGTCCGGGTACTTGGCTGTCAATTCCCGCAGAACCTTTGCTAACGGGAAGGTCGCCCTGAACTTGTGCATCTACACCCGCTACTGGGGTGGTGCCTGAAATTTCTGTTACTGGTGTTGCCATAATAATCTAGAATCTATTCAAAAATTTAAAGTTGTTTTTCTCTTACTTATGTCGCCTCATTGGCGAGGTCAAATACTGAACTTGGTCTGCGTGACACATTGGCTCGCGCTGTCGCACCGCCCATGTCCTGTGGGGTGCGCTCTTCCTGTGTGCGCAGTCGCTCACGGATACGGGAGTTGCGCCCTCGCACCTCTCCCTCGATGCCCGCCTGCTCTACATCGGTGTCGTAGTTGACACCCTTGAAGAACAACCGCCACATATCCTCGTCTACATCGTTGACGATGGCCTTCTCCTGAAACTTGACGTAGTTGTTGAACGCCTCTTCCTTGGCGGCATCATCTGCCCCAATCTCCTCGGCAACGGCGTCAAACGCATCAAGGGCCTTGTCAAGGTTCTCCGAAGCCTGACGCTCCAACTCCTTGCTCTCACCCTGGCGCTTGAGCCACTCCTGCTGCTTCTGAGCAATGCGCTCTCTCGCCTCCTCGTTCTCGGGGTCGTTGATGGCATCGAGGAAATCCTGACCAAAGTTGTCAATGAGATAGTCAAGGGGGTTCTCTCCACGCGCCATTCCCAAGAAGAGGTTCGCCATGCGTGCGTCACTGTCAAAAATCTCACGCAGTCTGCCCTCGTCTTCCTGATATCGCTTGAGCTGCTCCCTGCCCTCGTCATCCTCGTCATAGTCGGCGTTGACGGCATTGTAGAACCCCTCCTCGTCATTCTCGTCAAGGTCGGGATGGCGGCTCTTGATGCGGTCAACGAACGCCTGACGGCTGCTGGTGACAGGTGCCTGCTGCTCCTCTTTTGCCTCATTGCTCTCAATGGGCATGTTCTCATTCTCTTGTGTTGCCATTTTCTATACTTAATAATTCTATTTTCTGCAAATTTATATAACATTGTAAATAACTATTCTGCAACCAATGACCTTTGAATATATTTTTTTTCTATTTTTGCAATTAATTATTATGTAAGGACTTTGAGGGTAGAATCTGAACTTGTTTCCCAAAGAAACAGAGAGCTTACCGCTATCTTCCTGAATCTTCTGGGAGATGGACGGGTGGCGAAGGATGTCATGTTCTCCGCCGCCTGTATGCCGTCTTCACGGTTCTGGATATCACCAGAGAACGCACAGCGTTACATTAAACTGCGACTCGCAGGATCGTGGGGTAACAAGGGGAACGAACTCACCATGGGGGTCAGGCGCATCGACGCCATCATCGAGCGATGCCACGGCGACTTCTCCTATGAGAATATCATCAACGTGGTGGAGTCCCCAGCACCATGCTTCTTCCTGGAGAGAGGGTCTGCCATAAACATCATCTACAACACACTACGGGAAAGGAGAACCGACAAGAAATGAAAAACAAGTTGTACATACACCCCGACGCCATAGCGGCCGAGAGGAAACGCTCACACACGCTCACCCGGAAAGCGCATGTCAAGCGAGACACCGATGAGAACGTGAAGAAGATGCTCAAGGAGAACGAGAAACGCCTCGCCGTCTTCAAGGTGGAGTTCGACCCTATATCTGGCAAAGGCGCACCACTGAAACGTTTCCATTTCAAAATCGCTGAACTGGAATGGTGGCTGCCCATGAAACTCAGGAAAGTGCCTCTCATCGACAACCTTATGGATTTGGGGAGTATAGAGGAATTCCTCAAGGCATACGGTGAGGACGGAGACCCCACCGTGATGCGACAGCAGGTGCTGGAGCAACTCATCCACATCCGAATAAAAGAAGACTTCTGCTTCTGGGCGGCATCGTTCGTGACGATAAAGCGCAAGCAGGACGCCTCTACCGTGGAACTGGGAGCAGACATGAAGTTTGTCCTAAACAAACCGCAACGTGGCACGCTTGAGAAACTTGAGGACATGCGCCTCCATGAGAAACCCATACGAATGATTATCCTTAAAGCACGACAATGGGGCGGGTCTACCCTTGTGCA